CCTTCTAAAATTAATTTAACTTTAAAAGAAAAACTTCCAAACCCTACTGGTTGGAGAATGTTGGTTGTGCCTTATCAAGGTAAACAAAGAACTGACGGAGGTATTCATATACCAGATCAAATAAGAGAAAGAGAAGCTTTAGCTACCTCTACTGGATACGTTTTAAAAACTGGGCCAAATTGCTACAAAGACAAAAATAAATTTCACGAGGGACCTTATTGTAAAGAAGGTGATTGGGTTTTAATTGCACGTTATGCAGGCACCAGAGTTAAATTAGAAGATTTTGAAGTTCGTATTTTAAACGATGATGAAATTTTAGCAACAGTAGCAGATCCTGCTGATGTAAAAAACTTTTAGGAGATAATAATGGAAGAAAATCAACAAGAAGAAAATCAAGAAACAGAAGTAGAAGTTAATACGGAAGCTTTATCTACTGAAGAAAATGTAGTTGAAGACCAGGAAGAATCTATTTCTGAAGAAAAATCTTTATCTGAAAAAGAATTAGATAATCGAAAAAATAGCGCTCAAGAAAGAATAAATGCTTTAACAAGAAAAAGGAGAGAGGCAGAAGAAAGAGAGGCTGCCGCTCTTCAATATGCAGAAGCTATGAAGAAAAAAGCTGAAGATCTTGAACAAAAAAGCACTCAAGTTAACCAAGGTTATGCAACTGAATTTGAAGGAAGAGTAGCTAGTCAAGAAGATCAAGCAAAAAAAGCTTTAGCTGATGCAACTGAAATAAATGATCCAATAAAAATAGCTGAAGCTACTTCTGCTCTTGCAAAAGTAGAAATTGAAAAAGAAAGATTAAGGGTTTATAAAAACAAAGCTAAAACAAAACCTCGTAAAGAAGAGTATGTTACTCCGAATCTTAACACTCAATCTAATACGCAACCAGCTCCTCCACCTGATCCAAAGGCTACAAGTTGGGCTGAAAAAAATAGTTGGTTTGGCGAGGATAAAAATTTAACAGCAGTAGCTTTTAATATTCATAACGATTTAATAGAGCAAGGTTTTGATGGTTCAACAGATGGTTATTATGAAGAATTAAACTCAAAACTTAGTCCTTGGTTAAACGCTGCAGGGATTAATATTGAAGAAGGAGAAGCTGTTTCTAAAAAAACTTCTAATGTAGCTCCAGTTAATTCTGGAAGAGGAGTTGCAAAAAAACCAAAATCTGTTAAATTAACAAGGTCCCAGGTAGAAATAGCAAAAAGACTTGGTGTGCCTAATGACAAGTACGCAGAAGAACTTTTAAAATTACAAGGGACAAGGAAATAAAATGACTGAAAAAAAACAGGCAGAAAAAATCGATGAAACTGTAGCTAATGAAGCAGCCAACAGAAATTCACGGAATAAAGATACAAGAGAAGCTTCAACACGCCCTGTACAATGGCGGCCAGCTAATAAATTGTACGCCCCGGATGCTCCAGACGGATTTATTCACCGTTGGATTCGAGCGGAAACACTAGGACAAGAAGATAAATCTAATGTCCATCGCCGAATGCAAGAAGGTTTTGAATTAGTAAGAGCGGATGAGTATCCAGATTCTGATTTACCGGTAGCCGATGGTAAGCACGCAGGAATTGTCGGACTAGGAGGTTTGTTGTTAGCAAGATTCCCAGAGGAATTAAGGTCCCAGAGAAACAAATATTATAATGATAGATCTGGACAACAAATGGAAGCAGTTGACAATGACTGGATGAGGGATAATAACCCTTTAATGCCAAAGGACGCACCGGAAAGAAGATCACAAGTATCATTTGGTCAACCCCGAAACGATAAATAATTATTGTTTCACAACTAAAAGGAAAAAAATATGGCAAATCAAGATGCCCCCTTTGGTTTACGTCCAATTAAAATGGTAGGCGGCGGTGATTTCACTGGCGGTCAAGATAGATTTACTTTAGCAAGCGGTTACAACACCAACATTTTCCAAGGGGATCTCGTAGAACCTCTTGCTGCGGGAACAGTTGGAAGAGTACCTGCTGGTCAGACAAATCGTATTCTTGGCGTGTTTAATGGAGTTAGATATACTAATCCAACTACAGGAACACCTACTTGGGCGAATACCTATCAACAACCTGTAGCAGCATCAGACATAGAAGTCTTTGTTATTACAGACCCAAACGTTGTATATGAAGTACAAGCTGATGCAGCATTCCCAACATCAGGATTATTTGCAAATTATGATATTGTAGATAATTCACCTGTTGGAAGTTCAACAGCTGGTATCTCACATGTAGAACTTGACGTAGGAACCGGCGCGACAACAGCAGCTCTGCCTTTAAAAGCACTGCAAATTAGTACAGACCCAGATAATGACGATCCGTCAACTGCTAATACTAATGTCCGCGTTATTATTAACAATTCAGTGTATTCCGCTGGAACAGCTGGCGTATAGGAGGTTTAAATGGCTATATCACGCGCACAACTCGCAAAAGAACTAGAACCAGGCCTCAACGCTTTATTTGGACTTGAATATGCCAGATATGGTGATGAATCCGCAGAGATTTTTGAAACAGAATCTTCTGACAGAGCATTCGAAGAAGAAGTAATGCTTGTAGGATTCGGCAATGCTGCTGAAAAAGCTGAAGGCGCAGGCGTACAATACGACTCTGCTTCAGAAGCTTATACTTCAAGGTATACTCACGAAACAATCGCACTTGCGTTTGCATTAACTGAGGAAGCTGTAGAAGACAATCTTTATGATCGTCTTGCAAACAGATATACCAAAGCATTAGCTAGGTCTATGAATCACACCAAACAAGTTAAAGCGGCTAACGTTTTAAACAACGCATTTAACAATGCATTTACTGGAGGCGACGGTGTTGAACTTTGCTCAACAGCTCACCCACTTTCATACGGCGGTACATTCGCTAATGAGCCAGTTACAAATGCTGACTTAAATGAAACTTCTCTTGAAAACGCACTAATTGATATTAGTAATTTCGTTGACGAAAGAAATATGATTGTTGCTTTAAATGGTACAAAACTCGTTATTCCATCACAACTAAGATTTGTTGCTGACAGAATATTAGAGTCTACTATGCGTCCAGGAACTGCTGATAATGACATCAATGCGATGAGAAATACCAGCGCTTTACCTGGTGGTTATGTAGTTAACCATTTCTTAACAGACCCAGATGCATTCTTTGTATTAACTGATGCACCTAATGGTCTTAAACACTTCGAAAGAAGTCCGTTAAGAACAGCTATGGAAGGTGACTTCAACACAGGAAATATGAGATATAAAGCTCGGGAGCGTTACAGCTACGGGTGGTCAGATCCTCGTGGAATTTATGGTTCTACAGGTGTTTAATTAACACTCAATATTCTGAGGAAAAGGGTAGTTTCGGCTACCCTTTTTTTTGTCTTGTGTTTTGATTCGATATTTCATATTATAAATATACTTTGACAATCATTTTGATTGACAGACACTCAACTGACAAAGGAGATATAAAATGAGTAAGACAACTTTTTCAGGTCCTATTAAATCAGGTCCTGTACAATCAACAACAGGTACTAACGTACAAAGCAATATTGCTGACGTAGGTTTTACAGTAGTTTCACAATCTGCTGCTGTAACACAAAATACTAATGCTCCAGCAACAACTATTATTATTCCTGCTTACAGCAGAATTTTATCAATTCAATTATTTGTAACAACAGCTTGGAATGGCGCTGCTTCAACAGCAGGTCTTGGATGGGATGATGGTACAATTGTAGATGCAACAGCCTTAACCACTGCAACTTCTGTTGCTGGCGGAACAATAGGAATGGATACTGATAATATTGAGCCGGGTGCAAATGCTACTAGAACAAATAATTGGTTAAATACTGGCACAAACAAAAAAAGAATTAGACTTTTAAGTTCTAATGCTGGTGCAGGTGTAGGAACTCTTGTAGTAAATTACGTTCAAGCACAAAGTAAAGTATTTACTGTTTAGGAGGTTTAAATGGCTGGACCAACTGAAGTCGCAAACTTAGGAGCAAGTGCTACTCAAGTTTTAGTTAATCCAAAATCTTCAGCTCCCAATGTTAAAAACATTGGAGGACCTAGTACTCTTGCTTATTTTAAAGGTGCTTATTTTGAAGCTGGTGCTGGAGGTGAGGGTACTTTAAAAATCCAAACTCAAGTTAACGGTACATGGACTACTAAAACTGAATACGCTTTAGCAGCAAATGCGGATGACTCTGTGTATGTTCCTGGAACACTAGGAATACGTTTAAAAGACGGACTAAGAGTTTTAACTAACGCTAATATTGCTAACGCTCAAATATTTTATACCTAGTTTAGGGGGCTATAATGGAAATGGATTTACTCTGGAATGTTGGGTTAACCATTCTTAACCATTCTCATAGCCCCTGGAACTTATGCTATTGCTAATTTATTTGTTAGAATGAATAAAGTTCAGCAGGATATAAATGATTTTAAAGTTGAAGTAGCCAAAGAATATGTTTCTAAAGAAGATTATCAAGATAGTCTTGAACAGGTTTTAAGGCGATTTGATAAAATAGAAAGTAAAATTGATAGGATTATTGAAGGTGGCTAGTGGTCGTTCTCAGTTTTCTAAACTTACTAGCACTTACAGTGGTAAATCTAAACGTAAAAAAAACAAAGGATGTGGAAAAGTTATATCCAATAGAAGAAAGACAACAAGGTATACATAATGACACTAAGTGGATCAACAAACTTTGAATTAAATGTAACAGAATACATCGAAGAA